GGCAGGTTTTATTGACATGCCTAAAAACTACTGTATAATGCAGATATGGGCAGAATCCGGAAAATCGGCTCTGCCCATTGTAACTATTCACAAATCTTATATCAGTTTTTAACGTTTACACAAAACTTGAAACGGTCTCGGTAAGCCTTTTTGCGTCTAAGGATATTATCCTTCAATCTCAATTTTCAGTCCGGATTTAAGCACCACAGTGAAGTGGTCATCCCAGACATTGATCCGCTCAAGCCAGCGCTTTACCAGGGCCTCGTCGAAGGCTTCCAAGTGTGCGGGCTGCTGCTTGATGAAATCCTGCAGTTCATTGATGCGGGCAATCTGTGCGTCTCTGGTAGCAGTGTCAACAGTGCATTTTTCTCGCTGTTCCCGGAGTTTGAAGATCTCGTCGGCAATCTCATCATAGGCCTCTTTGTTATTGGCTTTTTTGAGAAGCTCTTTCTGGAGCTCCTGCAGTCTTTCGTCAATGCCATCAGCGGTTTTTTGCTGAGCACTACGGATCACCTTTGCAATGTTCTGCTGGAGTTGCGCCTGGTAGGTGGACTTATCGCCAAGGAGCGTGTTAATTGCCTGAACTACCACATTCTCCAATACCGTCTCATTGACGGTTCTTGCGTGGCATTCCTGCCCGGTCGGCTCTAGTCTACTGATGCAGCGCCAGACGATGGATTTGCAGCCACGGTTGTTCCAGTGGATTCTGCGGAACATTTCACCGCACTCGCCACAGATAACAATCTGTGCAAAGCAGTGGTTGCAACTGTAGGAGCGCTTTTTGCCATTGGCGCTTGTCTTGACCACTCGCCTGCGTACCAGCTCTTCCTGCACCCGTAAGAAAATATCCTTCGGAATAATTGCTTCGTGGTTGCCCTCCACATAGTATTGTGGCACGATGCCGTTGTTCTTGACTCTTGTCTTGTTCAGAAAGTCAGTGGTGTAGGTTTTCTGTAGAAGCGCATCACCGATGTATTTCTCGTTTCGGAGGATTTTGTTGATGGTGCTGGTCCACCACTTTGTTTTGCCAGCGCCGGTGAGTATGCCGTCTGCTTCCAGACCTTTTGCAATCCGATCCATCGAGTAGCCCTCCAGGTATTCCCGGTAGATGCGTTTTACCACCTCCGCTTGCTCTGGATCGATGATGAGATTCCCATCTGCATCCTTGGTGTAGCCGAGGAAGTGATTGTGATTTACCTGCACCTGGCCGCTTTGATAGCGGAATTGGAGTCCCAGCTTTACGTTTTGGCTGAGGGATTGTGATTCCTGCTGCGCCAGGGAAGCCATAATCGTAATCAGGACCTCACCCTTGGCATCCATTGTGTTGATGGCTTCCTTTTCGAAGAAAACGGGGATGTTCTTCTCCTTTAGCTTGCGGATATATTTCAGACAATCCAGTGTGTTTCTGGCAAATCGGCTGATGGACTTGGTGATGATCATATCGATGTTTCCGGCTTCGCAGTCGTCAATCATACGGTTGAAGTCCTCACGTTTTTTGGTGTTGGTGCCGGAAATACCATCATCCGCGTAGATACCGGCAAATTCCCATTCCGGATTCTTTTGAATAAGTTCTGTATAATGCTCGACCTGAGCATCGTAGCTTGTAGCCTGCTCATCGCTGTCAGTACTGACTCTGCAATACGCTGCGACTCTAAGCTTTGGCTTTGCATCCTGCTGCCTGGCAGTGTTTCCGACCTGCCGTTTTGCAGGGATGACCATAACATTTCCCATTATTTGACCTCGCTTTCTATCAGGCTGTATAGGTATTCTGCTTGCCTGACCGGATTTTCATAATTCTCTGTAATGTCACCAAGTCGAAAGGCGGTAGTTGGCCTTTTTATGATTGGTGCAATATAGCGGTCGTTCCGTCCGAGCTGCGTAGAGCGCTTGCTAAGCTCCGCACTGGCGGCATCGAAGGATGCCGGATCAATGATGGCCGGGTAGAAGTCATCTCCGAGGTAATGCCTGTTTAGCATCATGCGCTTGGCACCAGAATGGAGTAGGTTGAGCCCGGCTTCCTTTGCAGCATTGGTAAGGGATAGACCGCTTAAATAATTCTTGTAAAGCTCTCGAACTTGAGCGGCAGCAGCTTCATCTATCACTGCCTTGCCATTCTCGATCCGGTAACTGAAGGGTGTGTGTCCCATCAAATCATCTCCTTCAAAATAAGACCACAATGAAGTGCAAAGCCGATTTTCTGACGGCTATAAACCTCAATGTGATCCACGAATAGCTCAAATAATTCTTCACTGTATTCCAGCTGCATTTCTCCATGTTCGCAGAAGTGTAGCAGGCGCTCCGTCTCGTATACCTTTGTGGCATCCAGTGATTGGGAGCGATTTAGGAGCTCAATTTGGTCCCTATACTCGCCAGCCTGAGAGAGAAGGGCATTATTTTCCTGGGTATAAAGAATCTGGTCAATGTAGCCCTGTCCCATCAGCTTATGCAGGGTTTCTCGCTGTTCGGTGTTTTGCTCCAGCAATATTTCTAATTGCTGGATATTCAGAAGCGATGCATCTCCGCTGTTTTCCTGTAGCGCTTTCAAATAAGGCTTCAAGACCAGCTTGTGGCAGTAGACCAGCTTATTGATCATCGTGGTAAATGCCAGCTTCAAATCATCATCACGGATATAAAGCATAGAGCACCTGCTGGTGTCCTCCAGGTGAGTGTTGCACACCCAGGCTGCGTATTTCCCGTAGGTGCTGGAATGGATTCTCCTACGGAAGGTATTCCCGCATTCGCTGCAGATAATCTTGCCAGAAAAGGCATAGCGCTGCTGATACTTAGCATTTCCCTTCTTGATGCCTTTCTCACTTGCTCGTTGTTCAATCAAGGCTGATGCGGCTTCAAAATCTTCGTGGCTTATAATTGCTTCGTGGTGATCTGGCACATAGTACTGATCGAGGTGGCCGTCGTTCTTGTGGCGATTAAAATTGCTGTCGGTATAGGTCTTTTGGAAAATGCAGTCACCGGTGTATTTTTCATTCCTGATGATGTCGCGAATGCTGGTAGAGGTCCAGCGGCCGCTTTTCTTGGTTGGAACCTGTTCCTGGTTTAGCTCCTTGGCGATAGCCTCTGTGCCTTTCCCGGAAAGAAGCTCTCGAAAGATGCGCTTTACAATTTCAGCCTGCTCAGGATCCACCAGGATTTCTCCGTCCTTCCAGCGATAGCCGTAAGGCACATAGCCAAGCTTATAGGTTCCATCCAGGAAGCGTTTCTTAATACTCCACTTGTTATTTTCGGAAATCGAAGCGGATTCGCCTTCGGCCATAGAGCTTAGGATGGAAAGAAACAGCTCACTTTCCATCGAGCCGGTGTTGATATTTTCCTTCTCGAAATAGATCGAAATATCCAGTGACAGAAGCGTTCTTACTATCTCCAAGCAGTCTGTAGTATTTCGGGAGAGGCGGCTGATGGACTTGGTGATTACAAAGTCGATTTTCTTTGCTTTACAATCTTCGATTAGTCGCAGGAGCATTGGCCTTTTATCAGCCTTGGTGCCGGTGATACCTTCGTCAAAGTAGAGCCCTGCAAAGGTCCAGTTATCACGGGAGGTGATGTAGTTTTTATAGTGCTCTTTCTGTGCATCCAGACTTTCGAGCTGTGCATCAGAATCCGTGGAAACGCGGCAGTAAGCAGCCACGCGGAGCTTCTTTTTCGAAGCCAGTGAAGGTTGGATTTTATCGATTTTGGTTACCTTCTTCATGGTGATTCACCTCCTTTGTCAGTGTATATACATCACTCTAAAGGCCACATATATCAAGTGATTCTGGGCATAATCTCGACGAACATCGGAGAGAATGTATCGCGGTTTAGCTGCGTCAATTTGTTGAATTCCACCAAGGAAATAAGTCCAGCGGAGAGCAGCGCTTCGCTGGCTCTTTGGGCCATGAAGTAGTCGTGATCCTGTTGAATTTCGATGGATGATATCGGTGCGGCCTTTAGATGAGAAGCGATATCCGTTGCCTGTAATACTGCTTTTGTTTCTTTCTGCATGAAAAGTACCTCCAGTTTCAGTTCTTCACTTTCCCCTGGAGATTCGTGATGGATTTGAGCGGATAAAAATGACAAGGTGCATCAAGGTCTATGTATAAACTTCTCTATAGGCTATAAAAATAGGTCTATAGAAAAGTTAGGAAAGTATCATTGATACACCTTGCAGACAAAAAGAAAAAGGGCCTATAAGGATGCAAGTCCTCATAGACCCTGATGGTTATCCCAGTAATTCATTTACTTTTGCCTGTACAGACGCATAATCATATCCGGCAGAAGTAAGGCGATTTCTTCTGTCAGCGCCATTGCCCCAGTCGCCACGGATGACTTCACGCGCGATTTCATCCATGGATTTGAGCGTTGAAACAGAGGTACCGGATTCTGTTGTGATGAAGGCATCAAAACCGGCAGTCTTGAGCTTTGCCATCATGTTGTCAGCATTGGCTTTCTCACGATAGACACCGACTTGAATCTTATAGAGTCCTCCGATTTGTACCATATAGGTATCAAAGCCAGCAGCCTTTACGTGGGCAAGCTGGGCATCAGCATTGGCCTTGTTCTTATAAGCTCCGACTTGTACACGATAAAGGGTACCCTCGGTAGGGGAAGTTCTTCCACCAAGATTTGCAGTAACCCTTGCAGCCAGATCGCCCAGGCGGGCATAGAGCCAGTTGCCAGGGCAGGATTTGTTGGCAAACCATCTATGGACAGTGATCACCATTTCATCAGACTTCGGTGCATAATTCAAAGTCTTGTCCTTGTCTCCAAGCCACAAAAGCTTCTTCTTGCCATTACGCTTGCAGATATCGGTGCAGAGCGAGATAAGAGAAGCATAGACCTTATCATTCATCGCATAGGGCTCCGACATGTTAGAGGCACATTCGATGGTGATGGCTCTTTGGTCGTTTGCATTGGAAGAGGAGCACCAGCTACGGTTTTTCTCTTCAACACATAAGGAGATTCGTCCGTCAGTGCCGATTCCATAGTTGCAGGAAGCCTGACGAGAAGGGCTGGTAAAGCATCCGCAGATACTTTCGGCAGATAACTGACCGACCACGCAGTGTGGCGTGATTCGGTCGATGGAATGGGTTCTCTGTCCAGAGTGGTTTGGACTGAGCTTGGTATAGGATACCAAGGAGCTGTTCGTATAAGCCATTTTATTTATCCTCACTTTCTGCTCTGTCATGGAGCTGTTCTAAAACGGTTTTGATCTTCTCCGGTACCGGAAGGCCGAGATGCGCTGCATTCTCAAGAAGGCTTACACCCTCATTGGAAATGTAGAAAAAGATCACGGCGGTACGAAGCACACTACCGGTACCGATGACCTGCACATCAAGAACATTTGCAATCCCAACCAGCAGGAAGATGAGCACCTTTCGGCAGATGCCCTTAAAGCCCACTTCACTGGAGAGGTTTTTGTCTGCAATTGCATACATGACGCCTGTGATGTAGTCGATCACCACAAATGTGAGCAGTGCGTAAAGCAGACCGTCACAGCCACCGAGGAAGTAGCCAAGCCATCCTCCGACAGCTGCAAATGCAAGTTGAATCGTGTTCCAGAATTCCTTCATAATGTTTGTCCTCCTTTGAATTTTGGGTATGAAAAAAGCACCTCGTGATGAGATGCTTGATTCCGAAATGATACAGAGTCATTCCTCTGTAATGGTGTATGTGATTTTCATGGTCTTATCTGCGGTCTTGATGACCGGAGTGCCCAGGTTATTGATGGTAGCAAGGTAGGGAGTAATCAAGAACAGCTCCCGGTATAGATTGTAGACATTCGACCGAAAAATCCATTCACGAAGTGCATATGTTTTATACCGCACCATCTGATTTCGTCCCCAGGATGCGTAGCTTGCATCTGGCGTATCTCGTACATAGAGCTTTGGCTCGCCGTTCAAAAAATACCAGCCGTTGATCACGATGTCATCATCTACGATATAGGTCCACATGGTTGACGAGACATAGGTGATATTCGGTACCAGCTCAATGTTTGCCACATTGGTGGTATCAATGCGATACACCTGATTGCCCGTATAGCACATGAGCCATTTTCCACTCATACCCAAGCTGTAGAATTCACTGATGCCACTTGGAGCTACGATTTTCTGCGTGGTGCATTTATTGCCGTCAATACAGTCCATGTACCACTCGTAATCCTGGTGAGTGTAGTAGTCCTTGTTGCCGCTGGTGTGACTATATTTACGGTTTTCTCGCCTGACTAATCCATACCATTTTCCGTCAGCACCATGATACAGATAATTCCAGATTTCAGAATTGTCGCTATATGGTTCCTCCGTTCCATCCTTCTGTCCTCCTATGTAGTGGTAGTAGGAAGGGTAATGGTTCAGCTCAATCGTGGTTTCCTCATCGGCCTCCGTGGTCATTCTTGTCAGCGGCCGATCAACGAGCGCTGCATGAAGATAATCATCATGAATCTTTCGAAGCGTGGCCTCGGTGGAGTTATAATACGTTGTCATTTCCAAACGATATCCCTCACCAATATATACACGCTTATTTCCTCGCATACAGTAAGACTTATATTTATCCTGAACATTTGCTGACCAGGTTCCAATACGGACCATGTAGTTACCGGCATATTGCGTTCCTTTTCCGGCCAGCGTGTTGGATAGGCAGATAGCAGAAATCGTTCCATTTGCCTGTGAAGTAGCAAAGTCCCAGACAAAGCGGTAACCGCCATCCACTTCCTTGCTCTCGGTGAGGTTTCGACTACCTCGCCGGATATCCTCTGTGTTATTGGCATCATCCGAGGCATAGCCGATCAGCGGATTATCCAGCGGAGCATAGATAGTGTCTGCACGCTCCTCAAGTGCATTCTGGTATAAAAGGATGCCGCCCATGATGTTTTTCTTAAGCGGCAGCATCCAATCATCACCAGTGGAACCATTAAATGTGGTGCCGTTATAAAG